GTTGCCAACTTTATTCCTCCATAGTATATGGGAGTATTTATTCAATAGTAATAGAAGGAGGATCAACGCATTCAGAGCATCCTTCACGAGTCCAACCAAGTGCTTCAGATACTGCAGGGAATTGGCAAGTAAAGATACAACGTACCAGTTCTGCGATTTCCATATGTTCCTTTTGTGTGCCGTGAGCAGAACGCAAATCAATGTAATGAATCCACGACCTTACAGAACCGGTCATATAGAGTCGTGTAGGCGTTGCTAGAGGCAGTACGAACCTTGCACACTCCTTTGCTACTCCTTTCTCTAGAAGGCGATTGTAGAGGCGCATAGAATGCTCAAAATGAACGCGAATGTCTTCTGTTAGAGTTAGTTTCAAATAATCAGGAATATCGTCAATTGAGTTCTGGCGATTCTTATTATCCTGACGACGAAGTTCTGGAAGAGGAATGGTTTTTCCAAGAAGCGTACTATCAGCATATCGTTGAGAAAATTCCTGATATGTAAAACTTCTATGACGAAGAATTTGTGCTGCTAGACCACGAGTAGTATTAATTTCTACAGTCATTGAAGCTTGTTCAAAGATACTCCAATGCTGATGCTGAATACAATACTTAAGTAGTCCAGCAAACTTATCATTCTCCTGGTTTGCTGGATTAGAAACACGAGCACAGTATGCCATATGTTTCTCTGCATCTGGTGTAACAGATACAAGTTTTACCTCTGGTTTCATAAACTCAAAGTCATCAAACATTATATTCATCCTCCTCGTCATAAAATACTTCGTCGTAATCAGCTAGAAAATTCTTAACTTCCTCATATTGAGGATCTTTAACTTCAAAATCAAGTTCTTTCTTAAGACATTCAACTAAAGTCTCAAGGTTTCTTACAATGAGCTTAATCTTTTCTCTATCCATTTTTATCAACCTCGACAAAGGTAATTATACATAAAAAAAGAGGGGGAGTCAAGTCCCCCTCTTATGCTATTTTGCTGCCAATAGAGTGGCAAGAGATGCTTTTTTGCGCCTCTCTTCTTTTTGCTTTTGCTCTTTTATGAGTTGCAACACATTAAGTTTCTTCATCACTTATGCCCCTCCTTTACGAACTTAACACCACGATAGGTTTCATTGTATTGTTGAGGTTGTTGCATCATTTGTTGCTGATACTGAATACGCTTTTCAGTATCATACTCTACGCCGCGATATACTACCTTAGACATTAGGGTTCTCCTTAGTTTTTTAAGTTAAAGAGCGTTCCTTCAGTCGGCGTTTGCGTTCGCTATTTGCGAATAGCGAATGAACGATCCGTTCCGCGTCGGCTTACTTCCGTCGCATAATGCGATGAACGTAAGGTCATTATAGACCTGTTAGCATATCTATGCAAAAAAATTTGTAATACTTTATACCAAATTAATCTCTAGTACGCCAGTCATCTGGTTTATCTTGACTAAAGAAGTCAATAATATCATCTACACCATTAAATCCCGTTCTATGATTTGATGGATCTGGATCGCCTAAATCTAGTTGATTTAGAAAATCATCCATACCACCTTCCTGCATATCTGGATTAGCGGCACGGCGTCTTGCTTGTCTTAGAATAGTTGAGGCAGAACGATTTGCTTTTGCTAACTTTTCCGCCCATATCATTTCATTTAACTCTACAGATTCGCCCTTTACAATTCTCTCACAGATTGCTTCAAGGCGAAGACGGTATTGAGTAGAGAGCATAGTCTTCTCCAGGTATAGTGTATTTAGTTATCGCTCAATATAACTTAACGTATGATTTTGAGCATAAAGTTGCTGAATAATAATATCACATCCAATCTTTGGATTACAATCACCACAGGTATAGACATCCACTGCTGCTTTACCTTCCTCCGGCCAAGTATGAATACTGATATGACTTTCCGACAACAGACAAATTACAGTGACTCCCTGTGGTTCAAACTTCTTTGAGATAGTCTGAATCACAGTAGCACCACTCGCAACCGCTGCGTTTTCTAATAAGTCTATAAGACAACGCTCGTCATCCAAAAGAACAAACGAGCATCCATACAAGTTAAGTAGATAATGCTTACCCATTTATAGTGGATTATCCTCCGCTTCCTTAATCAATGAACTCACAATCTCTTCAGTACCGTCCATTGATTTAATGGCAAATAGAGATGATTTTTGATATTTTTTTACTTTTTTGTATTGTTTTAAAAGTTTATTTAAATCTTGTTTAGGAAGTTCAAATTCGACTTCAAGATCATTATTAAATCCTTTATTCATTTCTTTTTTTTCTTTTCTGGTTTTTGATATTTCCATAATTTTGGATTTGTTCTTCCATATCCAAAATCAATTTTTTGAACAGATCCTAATCCATACTTATCATAATACATATCAAAAATACGGACCCTAGATCCTCTTACAAGATCGATGTGAATTTCTTCATCCACTTTATACCAAATTAAATATGCGTCACTTGGAAATGAAGAATCTTTTGTTTTATCAAGAGTGGTCTTTTCAAGAAGAACTTCACATCCATATTCACTAGGCAGAATTTTATTGGTTTGATTTTTTTCTGCCATTTTCGATTTCTCCTTTAAAAGCACATTCATGAACGACCACCCCATTGAATATCGGGATATGCCTCACTAACAATTTCTTTAGTAATTTTATATTTATTTTGAAGTTTTTTATCTTTTACAAGACAAACAATTTCCGCTTCAAGTGGATGAAGACCCTGAAGAATATTGATAAACATAGTTTCTCTGCGAAGAGAACTTAATCCATCATTACCACCTTTCACAAAATTATAAAACATAGTATATTCTTTTCTAATTGAAGATTTACCTTGGTCCATAGATCCAAGAGAATTTGAATTCATTTCTTCCATTTTAGAAACTGCATCTTCAATTTTTCCACTTAATGTTCCACTATAAGATGTCTGCTCCCCTGTACTTGCATAAGGAACTTCCCCCTCTGGAAGTAAAGAAATCACAGACTCGTCAAAGTTCCAAATTAAAATTGTTTTAAGTGAAGGATCTTCATATTTTCGAAGAAATTCTATTTTTTTACCGTTTGTTCTTTGTTTTGAAACTAAATTTAAAATTTCAAAAATAAAAGGATTTGTAGGTAAATTTTCAATCAATGTTTTAGGTTTTGTTTTAGTTGCTGTCATAATTTTTAATGCAAATCAGTTTAATATAGTTATTTTGGTTATTTATTAATCTTCTTCATTTTCATCATCTTCATCATCATACTCTTCACCATCAAAAAATCCCTCTTCAAAACGAACAGCTAATACTTCATCAGGTATTATATTTCCATTGTTATCAAGAAATTCTGGATGAATATTGCGAATACCGTAAATTCTTTCTACTTGATATTGTTTAAAAATCCATCCACCAATTAAACCGATGAAAAGGAACATTACACAAAATAAAATTGTAAAGGTCAAAATGATTGATAGTTCCATTTGCTTTCTCCAGAGAGTTTATTTTTTTCTAATATCGAAATGAAATTCTATAAAAAAATGAAACTCTCTACGAAAAAGAGAAATCATCTTACCAAATTTCAATTGAAACGTTTTTGGTGTAGATTCTCTCCTCCTATTGCGTAATAATAATTCAATACCTCGATTAATCTGAGGTTCATTTTTATTTAGTTTTCTTTTTTTATCATCCTGATCTTCTTTCACAATTAAATCAAATTCTGTTCTTTCAAATATTGAACTGTATCTGAGCATCCACCAAGATGCTGAGTATCATTTAAAACAATCTGGGGAAAAGTAGATCCATCTCCAAACTCAGAATAAAATTCTTCACGAGTAAAATCAACATTTAATTTATAAACCACATGCTGCAAATTAGTTAATTCCAGAACCTGTTGAATTTTAGTGCAATATGGACACCCATCTTTAGAATAAACTGTAAATTTCATACCTTTGTTTTTAAAATAAGATATTATCATCCTTTTTATTTTTTGTAAAGTCAAATATCAATAATATCTTCTATCTTTAAATTTTTTCCTTCTGTTTCCCACCATTTAACTATTGTATCGTAAGACATTTCATTGATCACTCTTTGATGATTTAATATATTCAAATCATCATACTTTAATAGG